AGGCTGTCTCGCTTATGTATTCTCATGTCGGTCCTCCTTCATATGTTTTATATTTCGCCCGGCTTGTTCGCCTCACCCCGTACATAATCACGGACATAGCGGCTTGCTGGGCTTGCTTCTCCGCGTGGATTCTCTCGGACAGCGCCCGACGCTCTTTGTCTGCGGCGATACCTTCGGGGCAGGTCGCGTGACAGCCGGTGCGGCGGTAGGGGCAGTCGTGGGAGTTGGGGTAGCAGGGGTTGGTCATTGGGTCACGCTCTTTCTCCTGCCGACTATCTCCCCACGCAAAAACCTCTCGAACGCATCTTGCGGTATGATATAGACAAATCGCCCGGCCGCGGTCTTGTAGCATGTCCCGACGGGGAATGTGCCGTCACGCAGTCCTTGCTCGACCGTATTGGTGGCGCGTTTGAGCCGTTTGGCGGCTTCTTTGGCAGATATTATTTCGTGCATCATGAGTACCGTGCACTTTCCCTGCAGACAATTGTCTCAAAAATTGCCCTCAGTTTCGGATCAGCGTCAATTACCTGCAACTTACTGACCGCCCTGCACTCCTTGTATGTATGACCAGCTTCGCGCATCCGCTTGCGGAGCTGTGTTTGTCTGGCTTCAAGATTGCATCTGGCAGTCTGATCAAGCTCCTTGTAAACGTCGCCTCTGTAAACCTGATGATTCAACTGCCGAGCTTCGACGACCATATTGATTTTTGCGTTTATGAATTTGCACCAGTCCACGATCACAGGTTTTTCAAGCGCCGTGTTGATTTTTGTTTCGAGCCGGGCGACGCTGGTTTCTACTTGGCTCATGCGTTTTTCTGATTGGATTTGAGCGTCGAGCATACTGCGCATGATTTCGAGGGAGGACATCGGGGGTGCGGTATATGTCCCAGTCTTGCGGATCGCCGGTATAACATCGTGGGTAATCCAGCGCTTGAACGCTTTGGCTTCAGGTTTGCGTGAGCCGAGAATTAGGGAGTATAGGCCGGGCTCGTTGATGATGTTTGTGTCTCCGCCGGTTAACCCTATGTTCAACATAGCCTTTTCGTCGTCGTCGAGACGCCCGACCGCCTGCGTGCTGTTTTGAATGTCAAGTGCCTCGCACACGTCGGCGGCAATAAACCACGGTTCTCCGTTCAGGGTGACGGTACGGACGCTATTCTGCTCATAACTAAATATCTGCATAGCGTTGCAATTTTCTGATTGCAGTGGTACAATCTGATTAATCATTTATATATTTTTCCTTTCGTAGACTGCCGTTCCAGCGGCGGTCTTTTTTATTGTATTTTGTCATTTTGTGGCGTATCCTCTCTGTGAAGGGAGGTGAATGATAATGGACTGGGCAATTTTTATTTCAGCCACAACGGCGGTAGTTGCTATACTTGCGCCGACACTCGGGGCGGTCGTAAACAACCGGCATCAACTGAAAATGAAGAGCATCGAGCTTTACCAAGAGCGCAGAATAAAGGCGTTTGAAAACTATCTGCGGTGCACCGGTTCGCGGCTGCAATTTGGCGACAACAATGATGAAAAGAATTACGGTAGCGCTAGCGGAGAAATCATGCTGTATCTGCCAGAGAATTTACGGCAATCCGTTTTTGATTTGGATTCAGTAATCGGAGTCGAAAGCAACGATAAAGCGAAAATCAGATTTAACGCAGTCGCAAACGAATTGGCGCTGTTTTACGCTAAAGATAAAACGAGCACGCCAACAAAGCGTTCACCGCGAGGACATAAACTAAATACAAAATAAACGTTTCTGGATTTCTGTTGGCCCACCAGATCAACGCACAAACCGAAACAAGTGATACGATCAGGGTTAATATGATTTTGGGTACCATTGGGCGCCTCCTTTTACTAAACTTGCGAAACGCCAGCAAGCGATTCGTGCACGGCATTGGCGATTTCTTTTCTGTCAAGAGTAACCTTAACATCTACCGCAGAGCCGTCAGTTACCGCTGGCGGCTTTTTGGTTTTCACCAATACCGTTTCAACATGTTTAGCGAACGTCGGGAAATCTACCTTGCCGAGCGCCCAGAGGTTTACCGTTGATTTCGATTCGAGTTCGGATATTCTGGCTTCTAGTGCTTTGATGCGTTTCTTTGATATGAACATGTGATCCTCCTTTCCGTTTACGGCAGCGCCGCATTTTTGACAAAACATAATGGTTGGCTCCTTTCTCATCATGGTTAAACCATGATTACGCCTCAAAAAAATAGATGTCGCTGTAACTTACGCCGTAGAGATTCTCAATCTTTCTTATCATCGGAACGTCTGGAAATGTTTTCCCGCGCTCATAGCATTGCAACGTATCTACCGCAACATCTAGTAGTGTAGCCGCTTTTTTCTGAGTATACCCACTATTTACGCGTGCCGCTTTTAAAGTGATCTGCATTATCCCACCCCCTTATTCTTACTTTTTATCAGTTTTTGTCATTCGCTGTCGGTATACTAACATGGTTAAACCGTTATGTCAATGGTTTTACCGTAAATTTTATTGACAAATTTTCATAGTTGTGTTTTACTGTGCGTGAAGGGTGGTTATCAAATGAGCGACTTAGGTAACAAGGAGATAATGGCCGAGAATATTAAATCATATATGGTTGCGCACAAGATGGATCGCGCGCAATTGGCTGACGCCGTCAACGTGCCGTATCCAACAGTAAGCGACTGGATTAATGCTAAGACATACCCGAGAATAGACAAAATAGAACGCATGGCAACATACTTCAATATTTCTAAATCGGACCTGGTAGAAAGAAAACCCGCCGCTCCGGTGTGGAGCGACGAGCAGGCCAGAAAGAATATTGAACTTTTTAGCGCGCTATCTGCCGATCAGCAAACAGAGGCCCTTCGATATATGAAGTATCTCCTGCAATCAGGAGAGTACGATGCGTGACGTTGGTGTCGTGAACCAACGTTTGCATTACCAGAAACGCATATAGCCTATTTCTGTCTGTTTGGTTTTCGATGAGCGGTAACGTTTCGGGTATTTCCATGTAATTTTCCTCCTGTGGGCATCCGTGCCGATTTCGCCATCCATGTAATTTGTGGATTATATACCAACCGGTTTATTTTATTCAATCTTTTTTGGGAATATTAATGATAATTATCATATTTTGTCGTAATTTACATATATTACGACCATGTAGCCGTATTTTATCACAAACAGCAACACCGTGTTGCTAGATTGATGCTGATTTTCGGGCATAGAATAGCCGCATAAAACTACGGAGGTGCGGAATTATGCCTACAAGGAAAGTGCAGATTCAAGTCAGGTTCGACGAAGATTCGCTGGACAAGTTGAAAGCTATTGCGGCTATCGAGCATAGGACCATGAACAATCTTATTGAACATTACATAAAAACCGGAATAGAAGAATTCGATAAACGTCAACGCGAAAGGAATGAAGAGCCCTAAGTTCTCTGGCCTCGCTCCTTTTTTTGCTATGTTTATTGCTACGACCACCATCCTTCACAATAATATAACATTAGGCGAGTGATAAAACGGACAGCGAAAGGAGGTATATTATGACTAAGCACAACGGCCCCGGGGACGGATCGCTTCGGCTGCGTAAAGACGGTCGGTGGGAGTACCGCGTCGTTGTCGGTAGAGACAAGGATGATAAGCCGATCAGAAAGTCATTTTTCAGCCGTGATAAAACCGGCATAGGCGCGAAGAAAAAATATAAAGAGTTTTTGTCCACGCAAGAGGTGCCGCTTGAAAAAATTCAGACGGTAGAGCACTGGGCAAAACAATGGCTCGAAACTTACAAAAGAACCAAAGTCGCCTCGAAGTCGTACCACAATTACGAGCTATACGTAAATAAGCACATCATACCCGAACTCGGCAAGATGAAACTCGATCAAGTCAGGGCCGCCCACATTGAAAAGCTGTTCACGTCCAAGGCCAACTTGTCGTATTCGGCGCGAAAGCACATCGACATAGCGCTGAACGCTATATTCGTGACGGCTATCAAAAACAGGCTGTGCCACGAAAACCCAACCGAAGAATTCAAGCTTGAGAAAAAAGTTAAGAAATCCCCCGTCGCTTACTCAGGCGCGGAGGTTAATGCTATCCTCGAATTTGTAAAGACCCATAAATGGGGTCACTTTGTCGAACTGCTACTCTATACTGGCGTGCGCGAGGGCGAGCTGTGTGGCCTTAGATGGTGCGACGTGCATACAGACGAATTCTACATCGCAATCACTCAAACCGTCGCAGAGCGAGAGCCTGAGGGCGATGAGGCCCTCGAGTATATTAAAGGAAAAAAGAAGCTAAGAAAAAGATATTACGAGATTAAGGAAACACCAAAGGGTAATCGCGATAGAAATGTGACGCTTACCGCGAAGGGCGCGGCGTGCTTTGACCGCGTCCCTAAGTCGGGCATATTTGTTTTACCGGGCGACGGCGGGGCGTTTTTAACCCCGAATCAGTTTATATACAGATATGAGACCGTATTTAAGGCGCTCAATGCGGATCGGGCAGCACGACGCATCAAAGCGCTCTCCGAAATAGAGAACCCAACGCAAGAACAAATTAAAGCCATCAACGAATCATATGCTCCTGTCGAATTACTGTCCCCGCACAAGTGCCGCCATACCTACGCAACGCATATGCTGCGGAGCGGCGCGGACATCCGGACTGTGCAAGAGCAACTTGGGCACGCCGACATTACCACAACCGAACTGTATACCAAAGTCGATCTTGAGAGCCGAAAAAACAATGTCGCAAAATTAAGCTACTAACAGAAATTTTTCCACGTTGGGGTCAAGATGGGGTCAAACCGAAAAACAGCACTTAAAAACCTAGCGTTTATAAGGGTTTATAGTTGAATAACACAGACTCTGACTCTGTTAGTTAAGGTTCGAGCCCTTATCCCGCTGCCAAAGAATTATCGTAGAAAACCTCGTAGCTGTAACGGTTGCGAGGTTTTCACATATCCGTTGCGCTTAGTGTTTAATATTTTAAAACAACGCTTGACCCCTTAAAAATTTGATGTGTTGGGGTCAGAGATGGGGTCAGACTAATAATGACCATAATCCCCTCCCTCGCCGCCTGGCTCCCCATATCCACCGAACTCTCCACCCGCGGCTACCAACGCTATATAATACAATACCGCCCCGAGTCGCCCGAGGGTTTCCATGCGTGGTTCTGGGCAGAGGGCAGACCGGATGTTGAGGTTGTGACGCATGACGAGGGTGTTTGCAAGGCGATCATGAAATACAAATAAAAAAGCCGCCCGAATCAGATTAACTGACCGGACGGCTTTCGTTTATTATTTAATCTTCCCCACGACCGCCGCAAATTCCCCCCAGAATACCGGCGCATTCCCCGGATGGTCCGAACCGATAACACCATCCGCCCTGAGCTGTTGCACGGCCTTGTCTTCCCATGCGTCCTCTGCTGTGTTTGCATGCTTTACATACGCTGCCAGCGCGTCCACAACGGCTGCTGTCGTTACGTTGGCTTTCTTGGCAATCTCTTCGATGTACATATCTTCATCTCCTTTATATAATGGCATTGCTCCCGGCAGCTTCCCGGCGCGGATCATGCTGCTCGTGTATTTCTTGTGGTCATCCCACTGGCTATGAGATTCTTCGCCCGGCACCGGGGAGAAGCCTATCAGCGTCAGCAGTTCCCTCGCTGTTTTCCAAAACGCCGCGTCTCGCCATTGCTTTTCATACGTCGGCTCATCCTGGTATATGTCGAAAGCCAACCCCTTGCCTTTGCCGCCGCCCCAATGAAACGAGACGAGAGACGGTGCACCGATTGTGTTGTGGAGCTGCGTCTGCTTCTCTTGATCGCGAAGGATGCAAGCGAACGCGACCTTATAGCCCCGTGCCGCCATGAGACATGCGAATATCTTGACATTCGCGGCAACGGACGGCATGAGGTCGTCAATGTTTTTACTGCTTATCATTTCACGCCATCCCCCACGCTGAATTCCAGCAGCGACGTCGGCATACTGTTTTTCGCTGCCAACGTTGCCGCCTCAATCTTGCTCGTTAGCCACACCTGTACATCGCCGACGATCTCGGGCAAAGCTTTGTAGGCAGCGACGCCCATAATAATAATAGCTTTGTCCCTTGCCATCTGTAATGCCTGTATCTGTGCCTCTTTAGTAAATGTGCCGTTATTTTTAAGCGTCGTAACAAATGTTTGCATCACCTCTGCCGTTGCCGTACTAATTGCGTCGTTGGCGCCGTCAAGGTATTTTTGGAGCTTCGCGTTATCGGTTTTAGTCTTGAGCCAATCAAACGCTGCTTTGCCGATAAATATAAGCGCTGGGATGATGACCGCCGTGACGAGCGTTTGAAGGGCTGTGTTGACCATGTCCGTCGTGATGGCATCGCTCGTAGATAATGCACACCCTGTCAGCAGCGGCATCGTGAGCAAGACCAAGAGCAAGGTAATCAATATTTTACTAAGTAGTTTTTTCATATGTGCCTCCTTAAATTTTGTCCAGTATCGTCCCGACGATCATCAGCAATATCGACCCAGCAAGCCCCCACAGCGCTTTTGTCAAGCCGCTTAATGATTTAGTCAGGTTGTTGATCTGCGTCGTATTGGCGGCGTCTGACAGCGCGAGGTTGTCTATTTTCTTTTCGTGGTCGTTGAGCCATGCGCATTGACGGGTTAATTCGGCGTCAACAAATTTGTGCTTTTGGTCGCACATATCTTTTTCCAAGGGTACCGCCTCCGTGTAATAAAAATACCGCCCTGAGGCGGCGCTGGACGAGGAATAAAAACTCTTTACAATATTTAGGCTGATTTGGTATAATTGTGCTACCGCCTGGCTTGTCATCATCACGGCTTACCGGGTGGTGCCGCCGTCGCTATACACAGTGGCGGCGGCTTAATTTACGCAGACAATTGTTAAATTGGTGGACTACTTACACATCAGCTTAATGACATTTACCATGTTCCGAATACGCCTTGCTGTTTCGTGAGCATAGACAAGATGTGTCATAGGCGTTATAGGTTCAATTTCTGTTGCGCCAGAATAATCAGAATGATGTGCTTCATAATTTACATGGTCAATTCCAGTGTCGATACGGACGCATGGAATAGATTTATTGTTGAACACATAGTTTGCAAATTCCGATGTTGCCGTTGCTTGTACAACAACATTTTCACCCTGTACCGTAAGCCAATCAGCATAATCTTGAACGCCCAACAAATCCGTTGTGTCCTGCGAGGCAAGCGTGAATTTTGCGTCTGTAGTTTCGTTGAGAATTACCGATGAATAAAACGCTGTCAATTCAGTGCTGTAAATAACGCCGCTCAGCCCCGTAATTCCCGTTATAATGGTATTCAGATTATTTGTGGTGTTCTGCCCCAAATTAGGTACACCAGCGGCGTTGTAATTTCCGTATGCATTGATATATGCATTTACTGCATCTGTATATTCAATGTAAGGCATGAACATGATTCTCGCGTTATTTTTGATGTCTGAGAGGTGTTCATCCTCGTTTCCGTACTCACACAACAGTTTTGCCACCTTATACATGCAGTTAGAAAACCGATCATATTCGTAAGTTCCAGTGAGTGTTTTCCCACCTACTACCAACACGGTTTTTTTGTATTTTTTCGGAGAAAAGATATATGTGTATGCTTCTTTACCGTCTGCTGTTAAAACTGGTGATGCAGACTTCAACGCATATGTCGGGTGATCTGTAACAAGAGCCTCCCAAAGACTGATAATATTTGCATGGCTCTTGTACCCAGACAAATAACTAAACTCTTTTTCTGTGCAGGACTCATAATAATTCAGGTTAAAATACGCTTTGTCGCTTGAAAACTCAGGGGTGTTATACTCTCCGAGAGCCGCAATTATCATGGCGTTTAGCCGTGTTTCAACCTGCAATGTCATGAAATCCTCGTCAAACGTTGCGACATTGTATGATGCCTCCACCGTTGATGCAGGTACGCCAAGGGTTTTATTAAAGTAACTTGCAAACACCCCAAACGTAGACGTATCACACACATGCACAATATTTGCCGTACCAGTGATGTTTTTATCTACCAAATAATTAACCAATTTATCCACATCGGTTTTTTGAGCTTTGAGATGCGTATTATAATTGATCCAGTAGTCACCAAATAAATCCGCATCTCCGGCATCGTGGAAATCAATGGCATAATGGATGTTTTTTAATCCTATGTCATACGCCGTATCTCGCACCCATTTCGCTTCGTTTGTTGAGAATGGAGCTGAACCAGAATACTCTCCACCTGTACTCATAACCTGTTGCCAACCGCAGTCGTAATTACGGTTTACGTTCGTACCTCTCAGACCAGTGTTGCCAACAGTGTTCGAATTTACCATACTGTTGTTTGCATATCCCCAAGGATTTCCGCAAGGGATTACAACAAAGCGCACTTTATTTCTGAGGTAACTTAATTGTGGATTTGTTTTCCACTCTTCGCAAATAATCTGAAAAATCCTCAGACAGCTAAGAATACCGCCCTCTTCATTGCCGTGAATACCAGCGCAGAGAAATATTGTTTTGTCATATCCGAACTCAGGAGCGAATGTGAATCTTAAAAGGTCGTATGTGCCAGAATCCTCTTTATACGGTGCGATTTCTTTTGATACGTAGTTCGGATGCTCCGCCATGAGCGTATCCCAAGCGGCATAAAGCTGTGCCACCGTCCAACCGTTATACACCTTGTCCGTTGGTTGATTTGCACTCCCTACATTTTTAGGCACATAGTATGGATAAAGGCTTTCAGATTCAGTTAAGCCATTAACCATAGTGCTTTTTAATTTTTCAATAGCCATTAGCTTAACTTCCTTCCTGCAATATACATATCAAGATAATCAACCTCTAAAATAGACGTAGCCGCTGACGTCGTTGCAAGGGTACACGTTATACCATTAGCTAAAACGCGTCCGCTTGTTTTTGGAATGTTTGTTGTCAGAGCGTTTGTCCAAAGAACCGTATCGGAGTCGTCTTGATATAAAGTAAACGTTACAGAACTAGCGTCTGCGTTTAGTTCAATCACCGCTCGATACCAAGTGTTCAATGATAGCGTGTGACTTGTGCCTGTTGCCGACCGCGTACTGTTATTGGACGTATTCCCACTTAAACTTCCACCCGACAGTTTGAAATAAGCACCATCAACAGGATCGAGGTATGTGTCGGAATCATGATAACCAGCGTACATTGTAACGCCAGTTAACGTACCTAATGTTTTAAAAACGAAGGTTGTTTTTTCGTTACCACTCAGCATTATAGCGGTTGGAGCTGTGAGCATATAACAACCCGAATTAGCCGTAGACGCATGAGAAAAGAAAACTGTGTATCCAGGATGCTTCGCGTCTACACCTACGGCATTTGAGTTGCTACTTCCTCCGTTTACGTTAGCGATACCCCACGGTGCAATCATACCTGCCGCTGTCCCGTTTAATATGTCCGTGCTGATAAGTCCGCTCGAACCGCCTGACGTAGTTGTACCAGCAAGATAATAATGCAGCGTCACAGTATCGTCAAATTCTGCACCGCTTGACAGTGTTGCTGTATTTTTCCCTGTGTTTAGGCTGTATCCAATTCCAAGTGTCTGCGGAACGTTGTTTACCACAACGAGAAATATAATTCCGCTTGTGTTGGTGAGGCCAAATACGGTTTGTCCTGCGGTTGCTGTTTTTGGGTCTTGTGAAATAGAACCTGAGAAAGTTGTGCCTCCTGTGATTAACGCCAACTGTTCAGACAATGCGCTAATTGCCTGCGCACCAGAGACCCCCGCCATTTCATATATATTCATAGCTTAGCCTCCTATCTGCCACCATTTTTTTGAGTTTATAGGGTTGACGTTGTTTTCGTCGTAATACCAAAACCTGATAGCTTTCCCCGTAGTTGGATCGAGCTCAACAAACGTTGACCCGGTGTCAACATTGGCGTCAGGTCTATCGGCAATTAGCCCCGAAAAGTCTCTTTTGCTGCGGCCCGTTACTGCGTCAACTTGCGATAGCATAGTCTGTACCTCCTGAATAAAAATGCCGCCTTATGGCGGTTTAAATTTTGTAACGCGGCTTTTGTTCTCCAAAAATCCAGTACCTGAGATAGTCGTCCAAGACGATGCCTACGAGGCTCAATATGTACCACAACCCCGAAAAATACAAACATATCTGCCCCAACAGGTTGAACGGTAGATTGCTATAATCCCAGATGTTAAGCTGAAGGACGATGTTTAGCAGGATGCCAGACAGCAGCTCCACCAGCAACACTGCGGCCGTGGCAATAATGCCTTGCAGCAGGATTGACATGTCATACGTCAAGAGCTCGTTGATCAGCCCGATCAATACGAAGCAGAGTCCGCCGACAACGATCATGGCTGGGTGCGAACATCCCCGCCATATCATTTCAACGGCAAAATATAGCGCCCCGCCGAAACCAAAGAGCCATAATAACATCAGAGCCTTTTTCATTATCCTCCTCCACTGAGCAGCGTGAGCTTTGCGGCGAAGTCGCTTGCGAGATCCTCTGGCAGAGCTGCGCCGAACACAATGCCGGACAGATCAGTTTCACGCTCAACCCATTTGCGCAGCTCACTAAAGTATGTACGGTTATGCGTGACAAATTGTAAACCTGCGTTAATGATCAGCGTGAGGTCCTCTGCCGGGTAAAACTCGTGGTCCTGCCCCGTGGCGTTATATAACCATCCCGCCCCGCCGCCTGCTATCAGCAGTTTGAAAAGCGCAAGGTCCGACTGATCTCGGTCTGTAAGAGGGTACCGCAAAGTGCCGAAGGACGTCGTCACGTCTATGCCCGCAAAGATGGCCTGTTCCGTCGCGGCCGTCAGTTCGGCGAGCTTCTGCGCTCTGAGCGTCTCGATTGGAATAGCTGTTGATTCTGCCCGTGCCGTCGCGTTGTCCTGCAGGTCCGTAATTGTTCCGCTTTCTACGGTTAAAATTACAAAGGGCTTGTATTGCTCCCATGCGGATAATAGATTTTCAGGTATCTCCGCCCATCCGTCGGGGGTGGCTAATACATCTCCTGATTGGTTTGCGTGTGCGCCGTTTGAACATGGAACAGTTTTAATAATGGTTTTCAATTAAAATTCCCCTTATCCAATAAATATAACAGCATAAGTTGTACCAGATAAATTCAGTGCTTGTGATGCGTCATACTGGTTGTAAAGCGTAACGCTATTGGTATACCACGTTACAGTAATTGCAGATGAACCAGTTCCGCTAAAAGGCGGATTCCCAGCATAATTTGAACCACGAATTAGCTGTGACCAGCGCCCCCCTCCGTGTATCAATACCACCTTTGCGCCGCTTGGTATGGCCAGCGACAATGAAGTTGCCCCGGTGCCAACATATGAACCAGACGTTATTCGCGCGACGTTGCTGCCTGCCAATGCGGATAGCATTTCGTTTATAGTTGGATCTTCCGATAAAGTTGCATTTATAAAAGTTGCAAGTGCGGTCGCCGTAACATCGCTCAGCAGACTTGCCTTATTCAGCGGTGTCCCGGCCACCGCCGCACCGTCTTCATTCTTTATATATTCATATCTGATTAGGTTCCCGTCGATATCATATATTCCGTGCCGCACAGCCCCGTTTGACGCTACCTGCAAAGGTATTCTGTCGGTCATAATATTGCCCCCTGTCCACATGATCGCGCGCCGCAATAATGGAATGCGGCGGTCATTTTCGTTATATAATTTTCGATTTCCAAAAGCAGTAACTCGATATTATTCGCGTCGGCATATCCGATATAATCCATCGCCGCCGGTATTGCCGTCGTGCCGTAAAACCGCGCCTTGATCGCGGCAACGCTCCCAATATACGCCGACACATCCGCAGCCCTCGGCACGTCCCCGCGCGTCCAGTCCGTCCGCACGTTCACCGCTACCGAATATCCGTAACCATTAAGGAGCCCGGCGAGATAGTTTATATTGCTGCTAACCCTGTTCAGATCGTCGTGCGTGTAGTTCCCGCCCGTTCTATCCGTTACCGACGTTATCATCAAGACCACCCCTTTGTTACAGAAGATAACGCACCGTCATATTTGTAGTCCTCTTGCGTGATCACCGCAGCAGAGTTTTCACCGTAAGCATCGTATACCGTCACCGTGTCCGCTATCTCTCTCGCGGGATTCCCTCGCTCGTAAAGCGTATATCTGAGCCTGTGCTGCGACATGCTCAACAACCAGTCTGCCACGCTTGCGCCCTCATAAACCAGCGGATTTTTCACGCTTAACGTTTGCGCCGTTTCTCCTGTTGCGACGCCGTCAGCAGTGTATATGTTTTTCGTGTCGGCGTATTCGTCCTCAACGGTGACCTCGACATAGTTTACGCGGTCGGATACCGTTATTTCTGCAACCTCTGACATGTTATCGTTGTCGAGCGTATCCGTTGGCGCTCCTGCGGCGATCTCGACAAACGTCAGCACGTCGTTGCGATCAAAGTAACACGTAGAGCGCCCAGCTTGTGCTACGAGCCTCAAGGCTTCTCTGTGTGTCGCTGTAGACGGTATGCACTTATTGACCGTGCGTGACGCCACATTAGCGGGGATGGACACGGCAATGCTTATGCCGCTATCCGCGATAATCGCCGCCACCGCTGCAGCGACCGTCCATGTACCGGTGATGCCGATTCTACATATGGATTTGCCGAGCGAATAAAACCTGTCGTTCGCCGTGATCTCTGTCGTCAGAGACGAGTCTTTCGATACGGATTTTGTATAATAAAACCTGCCCATGTTAACGTGTTCAGGTGTAGGAAATCCCACGCCTAATGTTACGTCAATCGGTTGAGACTGCTGCAGGTAACTATACAGCCCGTTCGGGTTGACCATGTTGTAAGAGCGGTCGGAGTTGTCCACAACAATTACTAATTCGTTGGATGGCAAATTTTCAGCGATTGGGGAAATCTCATATAGCAACGAAGCGTTTTTGGTGTTGTGTTTGTCGTAGTTTTTCACCAGACCGAAAACAACCTCAGCAAGCCTGATCCGCTGATATGGTTGCTGAGTTTCAGTAAACGTCAGCACAATTTTTCTATAGTTTGCTGTCGGCATACTCACGGGTTCTGAGTCCGATGTGCATGCGACGTCGGCAGTGCTGATAAGCAAGTCGGAGGCATCGTAAGCGTCTATTGTAAACCGAGCGGGATGCGTGCCAGCATCAAAAATAACAGTAAAGCCGACCGACGAGTGATTTGCGGTAAAATCAAATGTCAGCGCCGGCTCTACGCCAAACGTTCCGTCCGCGCCCGATATATTGCTCCAAAAACCTGTGTCTATTCCCGCGACGTCATCCGGCAATATCGCCGCAGTGCCGTCCAAGGGCCAGCCGTTTGTTTCGAGCGTTGCGTATTTTGCGGTCATCGTTTCGGTGCCGTCATGAGTTTGTTCTAATTGAGACGCATCGGCGTACTCTGTCGCCGTCGCCGTGGCGTCGCCTGCCGCGTCGGTGTCCACAAAGCGGAACGTTGCTTTTGCTTCGCATTTTCTCGCGTCCGGATATGCGCTGTAGGTTTCCGACACGCTTTGCATCAAGTCACCTCCTGCGACTTAATGACCAACGTGCAGTTGTGCCACATCGCGACACCGCCGACGAACCCGAACACCTCAAACGCGGGATAGCTGACCGAAAAAGTGCCGGTCCCATCCGTGCCGTCTATATCAAAATAATTCACCGTGAAAAAGCCACCGGAACGAAGCAGTGTGGCAAGTGATGAAATAGTTGCAGCGGGAACATAGTCCCAGGTGTATTTGAATCCCGCGCGAAATCCTTTTATGTCTCGAACTGTTTTCCCGCTTGCCATTTGCGTTTCGACGTATACGGGGGAACCGGCGTCTGACACCTGTCTTGTGCCAGGCATTGTGACTGTGGTTACGCCGTCAGTGATAGTAATTTGTGTCACGCCCATGCAACCCCTCTCTGCTTTGCGACATCTTTCAATGGGTCAAACAATGTCTGAGAAATTACTTTACTGTCTAGTATGTTTTGGATTATATATGTACCGCCGCCTTGCGCCCCCATCACCGCCGCCAAGCCGTTTACGAGCCCTTCTGTTTGTGACGCGCTGTTCGCCGTGCTGTTCGCCGTGTAGCTGCCGGACACATCGAAGCTCGTCGGCAGGCTGCCGTTGATCTGCTTCGTTACTTCGGTCATCGCGTCAAGAAAGCCGACGCCGACGCCCTTTGCCATGTTGCCGCCGATGCCCGCAAACACCGTAGATGGAGAGTGGATGCCGAGCGCACCCATGACATTATCGATTAAGTCGGAGAAGAATCCGGATACCTTGTCCCACAACCATGTTCCGGCGTTTTTAATTCCCTCCCAGATGCCCTCAACGATGTTTTTCCCGATGTCCATTATCTTAACGGCATACTGGCCTATCCCGTCAACTATGCTTACGATGATTTGCCAGCAAGCGTCAAGCAGCATCGGCAGATTTTCAATGATCCCTTTTGCCAATGTGACAATTAGTTGAATTGCCGCTTCGATAAGCTTGGGGAGGTTTTCGACAATGGCCGTGACGAGTTTTGATATTATGATAGGCGCTTTTTCGATTAATGTGGGCAAAGCATTTATGATGCCCTCAGCCAATGCGATAACGATTGCGATAGCCGCGTCGATCAGCATGTCAATATTGTCTATCAGCACCTCAACGATGGTAAGTATCGTATTGACGAGCGTTGGTATAAGTTCTGGGAGCGCCGCTGCTATTCCAAGCGCCAACTGTACGATAACCTGCGCCGCCATTTCAAAAAGCTGTGGCAGCATCCCAAGCAAGGAGTTTATGAGCATTATGACGATGTCGATTGCGGCCTTTGTTATGGCGGGCAGGTTCTGCGATATTCCTTCGACAAGTTTTTCGATAATGTTAATGCCGAACTGGATGATCTCCGGCAGCTTCTCAGCGATTGTATTCACGATGTCGCCGAGTATCCCACCGAGCTTGTCGCCGACCGCGTCAAATCCGCCATCGTTAAAGGCCGTTGTAAGTTCGGACATATATCCGGTCAACCCGTTAAGAGCTTCAGCCATAGGGCCCGCGAAAGCTGTTGCAAACAAGCTCCCGCTACCGCTTAACGTTGCCTTGAAAGTGTCCATTGAGTCCGCTAAACCGTTAAGGTTGTCAAGTGCGTCCTGTTTCAATATAACCCCTGCAGCTTCGGCTTCGTCGCCGAGCGTTTTGAGCGCGTCGGCACCTCCCAAAATAAGTGGGTTCAGATCCTGCGCGGATTTTCCAAACAAAGACATTGAAAGAGCGTCCCTTTCGGTTTCGTTCCCAACCTTACCGAGAGCCGCTATTGCGTCATTCATGACCGCTTCGTTATCTCTTAGGCTTCCGCTGCTATCTACTATGGAAACACCGAGCGTCTTGAACGCATCAGCAGCTGGTCCAGTGCCGTCCTTTGCCCCAGCCATGTTCTTTGTCAGCTTGGATAAGGACCCGGTTAATGTATCCATGCTGACATCGATTTGCTCCGTTGCGAACTGGAATTTCTGGATAGTCTCGGTCGACAAGCCCGTCTGTTTCGACAACGTGTTGATTTCGTCAGCGCTCTGCGCCGCTTTGACCGTCATTGCGCCGATTGCGGTCGCTCCGGCCACTGCGGCAGTGCCTAGCACCAGAACAGCCTTGCCCGCGATCTCTCCGGCTTTGCTTATGCCATTGCCAAGATTGCTCCAACCGCTTTCACCTTTTTTAGCATCGTCTCCACTGTTTTTGGCTTTTTTGCCCGCCTTTTCGACCTCGTCGCCAGATTGGTTAGCCTCTTTGCCGAAACTGTTTAGTTTCTGCTCCGTCGTTATAACTTCGCGCTGTAACGCGCGGTATTGCTCTTCTGATATTTTGCCTTTTGCAAATTGGTCTTGCGCTTGGGCTTCGGCGGTTTTGAGTATGTTCAGCTTGTCTTTCGTGCCCTCAATGCTGTCGGCAAGCAGTTTTTGTTTTTGCTCCAAGAGAACCGTGTTTGTAGGGTCGAGTTTCAGCAGCTTTTCTACGGAGCGGAGTTCTGTTTGCATGTCTCGGCTAGTCGCATTGACGCCCTTCAGCGCTGTTTGTAAGGGAGAGGTATCGCCGTTAATTTCAATTGTTATTCCTTTGATTCCACCAGCACCCATATCATCACCCCTTCCCAAATTTGTTTCGTAGCGCCCCACGGTCCGGTGCGGTTTGCTCCAGCCGCCAACACTGCTCCAAGTAATCTCGTCCCTCTTTTGTCTGCGAATAGTTGTACACAACAGCGTCCCGCAAATACAGCCAGTATTCAAATACGTCAAGTTCTCCGAGTTCACGGAAATCAAACCCGGTATATTCGCGAACGATCTTTTCTTCGAGCGTGTTGACCTCATAGTGTTGCCCGTCACCGTCACCGCCCGTTGTGGGCACCTTTAGTTTGGGAGGTTTTTTGCTTCAACCATCCATTTAAAAAATGCTGTCAGAATCCCATTGAGTTGGTCGATGTCGAGCTCGTCGGTCAGTTCTTCCGACACGACATAGCCGGTTTTATTCTTGCTGAGGATCATCCCGACGGCTGATGCGAGATCGTTCATGGCGCTTGCGTCCCGCGTTTTTGCCAGGCTCATTACCTTCTTCAGCGTCTTTATCGTCGGAGGTTCAACGTCCAGGGCAATTTCGCCGATCTTGATGCTGAAATACCTCTTTGTTATCGTGTTTACATCAAACATAATTTCCCTTTCATAAATAACAGGCGGTCAGTGACGACCGCCTATCTTAATATTAGACTACCGGGATGTCTTCCGTGTAGATGATCTTCGTGCCCTCGGAGTCAAGTGGCATCGCTTTAAATTCAGCATCAATGACGGTTTCCTTGTCTTTCAGAAAATTAAAGCTGAATCCTGCCTGGTTATTGCCGACGATGGTTACTCTCGTATTGCCATCAACGGCGTCTTCGTGGACAAATCGGATGACGTACTGTTTTCCGTCTTGGTTGTTGATGCCGCCGATCTTTACAGTTCTCTTGCCTGCCGCTTCGGTCAGTCTTGCGGTTGCGCATAACTTCGCGAGCGTTTTGCCACACCATGTCATGATACCCGACTTCAAGGTAATGACTTCCTCTGTCAGTATGACCTTGCTGACTAAGCCCAGGTCGTCTTTTGCCTCGTAAAATGTCGGCTTGTATTCAAGCGTTGCCCCGCCTTGAATAAGTCCGAGCAGGTTCTCCTCCACTTCGAGGAGTAGGTCCGTCGGGATCGTGGTGATAAACTCGTCTATATATAGCTTTCCGCTACCAAGGACGATTTTTTCGTCAGCCGTTAATGCCATTTTTATACCTCCTATATTTTCTCGAATAAATTAAAATCGTACACAGTTTGAAAGAACATTTCTGACTCAATCCATATACGACTTTTTGTGTACGGTATTGCCTTTGCATTCAGCAGTGTCTCAACGCTTTGCTCGGCGGCGGCATTGATCTTGTCGGAATACAGTTCAACGCTTATCTGCCTGTCCGCTATCAGGTTCATGTTGTCCGCCCCGCCTACTGTGACGGATTCCATAAAGACGATGTATGGCAACGCAGGAGGCTTCAGAAAGCGCTCTTCCGCAACGGGCATTCCGGTTGTTTCCAACCATGGTTTAATTGCCAGCATCCTCTATAGCCTCCTTCGTCAGCTCTTCCATACGTTTGATCGCTAGCTCTTCCCCGTATTTGATATGTGGGAATGCTCTTGACCTGCCGCCACCTTTTAGCGCGTGGCCCTTTTCCAGCAGATGCGTCAGTCTGTATTGATCGTTTACAACGTGCCATTTATAGCCGACGTTGTATTTGTTTTCGTAGGTTTTCTTGATGCGGAACGCTTTGACGTATTTGCCGGTTCCTTGCTCGAACGAAACGTGCGCCTTGATTTCTTCGTTCACCTCTGCGGCTACGGTTTCGGCTGCTTTCTTGACGCCGTCCGTGACTTCTTGCGAATAGTTTTCGAGGCTCGACATGATTGCGTCCGCTAAACCTTCAATATTCATAGCGTAAACATCTCTAGTTGCCGCAACGTCAAGTCAATAGACGGCGGGTTGCTTTCAAAGATGACTTGCACCAACTCGACGCTGTACCTGCCGACGCTCTTGATCTCCACAGAGTCATGCGTGTCGATGCCGTCAGCCTTTGGTATGCGGATTACCGCGTTGGCTTGCACCTGGGCCGCTGCCGCCGCAAACACACGATTGAAACCCAGCACTCTATTGCTAAAACCCAAGCCGGTATATTTGCTTACTCTAACGCCGTCCTCGTCCTCTGTGTAAATATCGCAGACGCCATCACCGAAGTTGATAAATTCAACATCTGTTTTTATTTTCACAGTGCAGCCACCTCGTATTCTGCGACTCGGCTTTCAATGTAGAGGCTCGTCAGTTCGGCGTTGAAATTCTTTTCGAACACTTCAAGCGCGTGGCTGTTGGCGTATCTACAATAATCAAGCAGTAAAGCTCTCGGCGAGTCCTCGACCACAAAGTCGAGGGTAGCGCCTGCAATTTTCTGCAGGCGCGCCATGCCTCGGTCGATCATGCCCGTCAGGTTCGCGTCCGTTATGGCGTCCGACCATGTGATGTGCAGATATGCTTTAATGTCGTCCAGTAGTCCCTCGGGCATTTTTCTTCACCGCCCCCTGTATTTCCTCCACCAGCGCCCCGAAAGAGGTTGAATTGATTTCTTTCAACCTCTCCGGGGTTAACTCAATTTCAGCGCCCCGGTGGAGAAGCGCCTGAGTATTTTTGTCCCTAAACCGTTTCAGCACGATTGCTTTCATTAGGCAATCGGGGTGTCAGCAATGTTCGTGACGTACACCTGAAGCGCCATCGGAACGAGAGCAGAGATGTCAAGACGGATGAAAGCTTTGTCGTCCAGCGGTCTGCCGTTACCGTAAAGTTTCGTCAGGTATACCCTCTGGTCATCGAGGAACTTGAATTCGTCGGAATACTCGACCTTGCCGCCGTTCGTGCCTGCGCCGATGCCAAGGAAATACTTGTCTGCGATACCAATGATGGCTTCGCCAGTCGTCACGGCAGAGGACTGAATCACTTCCGTGGGGAACGGGAACACGTTTGTCGCATATGTTCCGTCTGAAGCGCGTACGGTTGCACCGGGGAATATCTTGGTGAAGTAATCCGCGGGGCTAACGATCAGGACGACCTTGTCGACCGTTCTGGCTCCGAGCGGACCCGCCGATAAACTGGCAAGCAAGCTGCCGAACGTCACGGGAGACAGGTCGGTAATGGCGACGGCCGTTTTCTTCGGGTATACGCCAGCGGTGACGGTAACGCCATCGGACACATCCCTGTCCATACCGATAGGCATATTCAAGCCGGTGCCGGTGACGATTGCGGTTTCAGTCGCCAGTGCGATTGCTTCGGACAGGACCGCTCTGACATAGGCGTCAATCCACGCGGGACCCACGGCCAGCATATCTTTCGAAATCGGCATGAAAGCAGACAGCTTGGAGAGCGTCAGGTCTATAACGCCGATTGCGCCGGACATCTCGGCGGTGATGGCTGCATTGAGTGCGCCCCACACTGCGAGCTGTGCGCCCTGCTTGTTGATAATCATCTTGGTCAGCGTGGTTGTGTTGGTAAACTTGATAGCCGCCAGCAACGGGTGGGCGGCCTTGATGTCTGCCATCACGTTGTCGATGACCGTTTCGGGGAGAGCGAGATCAATGGTTGTAAAGGCTTGCTGCGGATTTGCCGAGCCCATCGCCGTGATGATGCCCTGATAGAACTTGTTTTCTGAGGCGGTCAGCTGGTGCATCCCTCTTTTGGACAGGATGGTTGTGTCGGCCGTCTGCTGATAGGTTTTGATTTCGTCCATAACGTCCTGCTGTACGGATTCCGCAAAGCCGGCGAACGCCTGAGCGATTTCGTTTTCGTCTGTGGATTTGAATGCTGCAACGAGTTTGTCTTTGAGTTCCTGCATTATTAAGTCTTTTGATTTCATTTTCATTACCCTTTCTTACTAAACGCTGCTTTAAATTTGTCAGCGTTCGTTTGGCTTACGATTACCGGTGCTGCCGGTGCTGGGATTGGTGCGGGCTCGGCCTGTTTCGGGGTTGCCATTTCTCTGAGCTGTGCAGCGAGATTGTTGTTGTGGCTAATGTGCTGCTCAAGCGTCTTGCTCATTTGCTGAAGCATCTGTTTTGCTTCGGTCATGTCTGCTTCTTTTGCGACTATCTCATCGCAAAGGCCGTAGTCCAGGCATTCCTGCGCGGTCAGCCACGTTTCGTTGTCTAATATTTCTATTAGCTTCTCTTCCGTGATCTTCCCGCCCGACTTTTCGAGATATGCCTGCCGATTGCCGACCATGATAGCGTCAAGATTGTCGGCGGCTTTTCGCATTTCTTTTGCGTTCCCCATGCAGACATCCAGCGCATTATGCAGAAACTGCATAGTGTTGGAATACATCTTCACGGTATCGCACGCTGTCAAAATAAACGATGCTGCCGAGGCTGCGAAACCATCGACATATCCGGTAACGGTTGCGCTATGCCTTTTAAGTTGGCTTCTTATACCCATCGCTTCGAGCACCAGCCCCCCGTTGGAGTTAACGTACAGGTTGATGTTTTTGGCGTTCGGGTATTTGGTCAACTCTTCTCGAAAATGATTCGCCGACGTTTCGCTGACGATCTTTTCGTCTGTCCAGTAATCGTAGGAGTCGCTTTTGATAACCCCATATATGTACATCTCCAACGAATCCGGATCGGTTGCCGATTGCTTTAAGTCCCATATTTGTTTCATACAATTCCTCCTCCCTCAGCGGCTTGTCCCGCTGTTTCTATGTGCTCATAATTCTTAGTCATCCAGTGCCGTTTACTCCATACCGTATTGAGCGGCACGTCTCCCGCTTTGATTCTCAGTTCATCGATGCTGTACCCGCCTGAAGCAATCAACTTATCAAAGGCTGCCGAAATCCCAAACAGATCGACGTGTTTAATGGCCGTGGTATCAATCCGCAAATATGACCCCGCCAGAAAAGCCGCCTTGCCAAACCTCTTGCGGTTGATCTCCTCGCCGAGCATGTCAACTAACGGATCAGCGCATAACGTCAGGAAAAGATCTGTTAATAATCCCACATCAGCAATGTCGCCTCTTAACAGCGACGGCGGGATCTTAAACGCCTGGGCGACACGGTCAAACGCCTCTTTAGTCATCGCGGAAATATCAACGATTTCGTTCGTGCTTTTCTTGCTGCCCTCGCCGCCTTGCTCGTTGTATGTATACCCGTTGTGTAGCGGCAATACCGCGTTTTCGGCTTCGAAATAACTCTTGAAACGGTTGTTCATTAGGTCGTCAAACTTTGCCTGAAAATTCTTGTCGCCCGTAGCGGTCGCATTTATGTCCAGGATGCCCTTCCTGCCGCCAGAGCGTTTATATTTGCTGATTCCGGCATTGATCAGGTTGTTATATCCTGTGAGCAAGACGGAAAGCAGCGCGCGAATGTCTGTTCCGCCGAGTTTAAAATATAACACTTCACTCATTCGAAACGGTCTATCATACTTCATGGTGCCGCGCGACACATTGACGAAACTATTTTCCATCGTTGCGTATTCGTTCTGCACGAAACTGTCCGCAATGACGAGCTGCCCGCCGATGTCCATCACAAGACACTCGTTGTAGTAAAGCAGTTTAGAAACAAACTCCTGAATAAACTGGCTTGAATTTTGGTTCTTGTTCGGTTCAACATTCCACAAATAATATTCGTCAGCCTTTGTCTCAGCGCCTTTTATGTAGGTTTTGAACTCGCACTTGGAAACCGCTGAAGCGACCATGTTGATTGCCGAGACGATTGCGAACGCTTCGATCGCAAGCTGTGATTCTTGGGTTGCTATGGCCTGCTGGGTTACATATACGGTGCTTTGATCTACACCGAAAAAATCCTTAATCCAATCCAAAAATGTCAAAGCTCTCTCACCTCCCTCAATATGTATATGTCCTGCCGAAATCAAACGTAGTCTCTTCGCCGCCGTCTGGAAGGTCTGTCGAGATGCACGCGGCATTCACAAAAGCCATGAAAGGATCGGTCTTGCGGCTCTTACCCTCAATCTTCCCATATGTTGCATTACCTGCTTGTGACGTTATCACGCAGGCGTTGTTAATGCCCCACCGCATTAGTGGGTTGTCTCCCAGAACTAAACTGTGTGTTGTAAACATCGAGTTAATAACTGGCGAGGTCTTCATCTGGTCTGACGGGCGAATAAGCCTAATGTTGTTGGCTTCGTTTTTGCCGACGCTAAACCCAACGTCCCGCAGTGCCTTGGTCAGCAGCGTATATCTGAAGCTGTCAATCGCCAGCAACGTTATGTTGTAGGTCTGTCCTTGTTCAGCAAGCCATTGGGCGGGAATGTCGGGCGATATTTCGGCCGCATCCACAAACGTTAGTAGGTCTATTTCTTCCCACTCCCTGAGCGGTGCCTTGATCCTGCCGAGGTCGGCGCATTGCGAGCACACCCAGGTATGAGTTATCCAGTAATATTTAGCCTTATATAAAAACAGCAGGCCTGCTGATATGAAGTCGTTTGTTTTCGCATAGTCGATACCGGCCACACAGGTGCAGCCTGTCAGGTCCGGTACTTCCTGATTCGTCGCCAGTACATTTTCCCACGAGGTTATCTCTACATCTTGATTGCCTTTCGGTAGGTTCATGCGCTTCGTCATAAACGATGAGTTGCTTACTGGGTCTTCTTTGTAGTCGATATATTCCTTTTCAATCGTCCTGAGCAGTTCGGGGAAATAGTGGAGAGAGGGATTTGCTTTATCCCACATTGTTGGGTTGCCGACCTCTTTCTCGTCGTCCAGCTTGCAGATAAACGGCAGCAACCCGTTGTCTTTTATGGCGCCCTTTAATATCTGTTCAGCTCGGGCGATGATGCGGTGGGGCATTAACAACGCCTGCGTGATAACGTCACAAGCAGGTAATGCAACATATGGGAAGATTGAGGGCAAGAGCCGCAAGACCGATCCTTTCATGGCTTTTGTGAATGC